GCACCATCAGCAACTAAGCCCAAGGCGGCTTGTAGAAGTTTAGCAGCAGCTCCGACACCCATATTGACTGCAGTATCAAAGTGTAGCAAACTCAACGGTGAAGCTATTTTATCACATTTGGCCGGTAACCAATAGCGATCGAAATAGATTTTTTGCGCTTGTTCCAGAGTAAGAGTTGTAATGTTTACATCGGGATTTGCAGTCTTAGCTACGCCATATTTGGTTTCGCCACCTGCATCGAGAGGATCATTGACATAGCCGCACGCCATTCTGTTGACCTTATTGTTGATAAGGCCTTGCTGGCATGCTGGATCGTTTGGATTAAACCATGGACCCACTTCATAAAGCATTGCATGATTGAATGCCTTGATAAAATCTTGACTGTACATTAACTTTTCCTTGTTCACTTCCGACCAAGTATTTATAGTCGGAAGTGAATAGGAAGGTCTTAATACATCAATTCTGCGGCACTCATGTCTTTAATATATTTCGAGTAAAGGTCATGAGGACCAATCATCACGTTCAGAATATTCTCAACACCATCGCGGCGAGTTTCGGGACCAACTGGATGACACAGCATAGTTCCTTTACCGACCATTGGATGGAAGCAAGAATGATTTTGGTGTAGATCGATAACGCGAATGTCGGCACTTCGAACTTTGGTATCATACGATGCGAACAAAAGAACGCGATGGCTACCAGTAGAGCAATTAACGATCGGGACTGTATCCAGAATCATTGTCTCTTGATCGACGACTAGGATGTTCCACGAAGAAGGAACCACGAATTTAAATCCTTCGACCATGACTTCGATCGATGGACCACGGGTTTCTTCAAGGAATGGAATGCTCGCTAGTTTGAAGTCCTTCATCTGTCCAGATAACACCCAGTGATGTCGAGTCACTAGTGGTGTATCAAGTGAATCGATGATCAGCGGTTTATTGTAATCTGTAAAAATAAGCATTTAGTATCCTAAGGTTGATGCGAGCGACACAGGCATTTCGTCATAATCACGTGAACCACGATCTTCAACGCTAGGTGGCGTGAAAGGATCGAGCGTCAAGGTGATCAGGTCGGGTGCAACTTGCAAATCTGCCTTGTTGACACGGACGAAGAACTCGTGAGCGATGTCTGCATAGAAGCTGACGCCAGGCGAGACTGTGAAGTTGGCACGCATCGAGATGTTGTCGACGATGAAAAGTAGATCAACAACCAGATGGCCATTGTCAACGTTTTCAGGTGTGTTGTTTGAGTCATCGCATACGACTTGATAAACCATAACTTCATCCATGTTGCTTAGATATTTTTCAAGTGATAGTGCGATGACAGTGCGAGTGATATCGTCATTGTTCTGACCGACTAGTGATCGGAGAAAATCAGTGACATCAAGGGTAATCTCATCGACTACCACTTGCATTTTTGCGGTGATGTTCATTATTGTTTGTAGGTTAGTACTCGATTTTGATAGGCTTCGATCGCGGGTAGCCTGCTTCGTCGTACCATTTCATGCGATCCTTACAGTGCTTCTTCGAATACTTCATTGACGAAGAAACGTCCTTTACCCAAACTTTATTCTTATCATCAGCGCGACGTAGGCCACGACCAATACTTTGAATTGCCTTGATGAATGATTTACCTGCATCGACTAGATACAAGCAGAAGATTCGATCGATTGAAATACCTGTTGAAGCAATACCACTCGTTGCAATCACGATAACGTCATTGCGTGTTTCGTATTCTTTGTAGTGATCTTGACGTAGGTCATTTTCACTTTCACCGGATAGGAACACTGAACCAGGAATAAGCTTCTGCAGTTTACGTCCGAACTGAATGCTGTTCACGAGAACAAGGGTGTTCCCGAGCTTTTCCATATCATCTTGGATTTTATTTGCAAGGTAATCTAAACGATCTTCATGGCGGGAGAGATAAGACTTTTCTGCCGTATAGTCTGGCAAATCAGCAGTCTCTTGAGTTTGAAGTAATTCGATTTCAACTTCAGCTAGGTAGCCGTTTTCAATCAGCCATTTGGAAGTAATCGTTTTAAGGATCGTTCCAATCGTAGTGATCAAGTTCATTTGATCCAATTCTGGTTTAGGGAATGTTCCCGTCACACCGAATCGAAACGCAATATGACCACCAAAATCGCTGATGAGAGATTTTATCACATCAGCCTTAGCACCGTGAGCTTCGTCAATCACAACCATTTGAAATAGTTTCATGACGTGAGGATTGTTTTGCAAGCTCTGCCATGTTGCTACCAAGTGTTGTGTTTCTAGTTCTTTGAAATCGCCAGAGTAACGACCAACATCCATACCACACATTTTGAATGCATCGTAGGTCTGTGATACGAGGTCGCCTGAGGGCACAATGGTGATCGTGCGATAACCAGATCGGCCGTAGACCTCGCATAGCCCTGCAGTGATCAGGGACTTCCCTGCGCCAGTTCCTGCGATGATGAAGCCGGAACCTTCTTCAACTAGAGCGTTGATTGATTCGACTTGGTATGGACGAACTTCGAGAGGCTTACCGCGGTAGCCCATGATGTGACCGAACATGTCTGGTGAGGCACGACCTTCTGGTGCCTTGACAGGAACACGTTTGTCTTCGATTTCGATCTCGTAACCCCACTTTAAAAGGTGTGGAACGATTTGATCGAGGAGTCGGTTGTATGTTTTGCCGGTTGGTTCATAGAAGCGAATACGACCGTCCCAACGCCCGAGTTTAACAGCCGGATGGAAGAAGTGTCCTTCAATCAGGATGCCAAACTTGTCGAATAGGAATTTTTGATCCGCAGGAGATAAACCAGTTACGAAACAATAAACCTCATCTTTGATAGAGATTTTTGCTGTTGCCATTTAAACATATTATTTTTATTGTAATTTTGAATAGCAAATAGGGGACCACCTGGGTCCCCTATCATGTTGCGATAAAGATTTATTTAGAAGCTTTGGTCCGGACGTACCGTGTGATTTCGTTCACGAACTTGATCACCATCCACTTCGAACGTGCGTTCAGGGATGTACGTCAGCCTTGCAACTTTCTTTTCGCCACGCACTACATACACGATTTCGTATATGCGATAGTGCAATTGATTCTTGATACACACTCGTCCCTCGATATTCAGGGAGTAGTACGTATCGCATGGTTCGCCAAGGGGGACGAACCACGTTTGATAACTTAAGCGTTTCGCTGGTTCGGCATGAGCCAGACAGGAAACAAACACCAAAAACAGGAACAGAATCTTCTTCATGAGAAGGCTCCAGTTGGTTGATCACAATTGCATTGTATCACGTTCCTAGAAAATCTGTAAGAATATTTACATCTTATTTTTGGTGTTCCCTATTACACAACAGCGTCTTGTAGCTCATTGATACGGAGGTCAGTCACGTATTTGATTTGCCAACCCATGTCCTTCAACGCTTCGTAAATCGATTCGAGCTGACGCTTGGTGTAGTTCACTTCGAGATTCAGTTCAAGCATCTCAGTATATTCCGGTTCACCAGCAATGTATGCTTGAATGTCGCGGGTACTTAATGCTCGACCATATCCTTCGTTGTACTTCTTCCAATGCTTTGATTCAACTGCGGCAAGCTTTGCTTTGAAGAATTCATCGATGGCTTTCATCTCATTGAGGTGTTTGCTTACGCGGTACACGTTCTTAGCATGATCTTTACAGATTTGCTCGAGATTCTTTCCATCGAAGTTTAGGTCTGCTTCGGCTGTGTCAATGTAATCGTTTGCTGCTTCGATACGCTTTAGAACCGACGCGATATTCTTTGATGCATCAGCGATTACAGTGCTCATAGTTAGTCCTTGTAGAAGTCGTCAAGCTTCTTGCTGATCAGAGCAAGAATTGCTTCTTTGGTACCGCAGACTGCCGAATGCATCATGACAACGTTGCCACTGCCAACTTCTGGGTATTCGACTAGGGCACCGTTGGTGGCGCCAGTGATGTGAAGATCAAAGCGGAACTCTGATAGATAATCGTGCTTTTTCATTTTGGTCTTAGAGAGGAATGGGAGACCGAAGCCTCCCATGATTGATTACTCGACTGAAGCTTCTTCAGCTTCACCTTCAAGAAGAGTTTCACCGAACACTGTTGCTTCGTTGGCTTCTTCTTCTTCGAAGTCTGCTTCCATCTTACGAACGATCGGGTGTTGCAGGATCTTATCGACGATTTCTTGCGTGACATTCTTTTCCATGAACTTGATTTGCTCGCCGTTCACTTCAGTGGTCCAGCTGAATCCAACCTTAGTCAGAATGCCGTCCATCTCCATCAGGTCGAACATACCGGAGTATGCAGACATACCAGTGGTGTACGGGACTTCGATTTCGGTCTTGGTCTTCGGCTTAGCGAAACGCGATTTGTACGACTCAACACGCATCTTGATACCGATGAATTCCTTGTCGTTGTCTTTCAGGTTTAGCTTGGTGATCAACGCGATCTGGGAGGTCGAGTATTTCACACCGTTGGTGATAGCCCATGGACCATCGCCTAGCATCACGTCTTGTGGGTACACTTGATCGGTGAAGATCATCGGAACATCAAGACGAGCGAAGCGTGATACGAGGGTACGTAGCATGTGCTTCTTGAGTTTTGCTGATTGACCTTGGTCACCAGTCTGAACGCCTTTTTCGAACTTCTCGTCTTCACCATCGGTAAGCAAGTTACCTAGGGAGTCTAGAACGATAACAACGTCCGGAGCGTCTTTATTGTAGCGACCGTATTCTTTTTCGTATCCTTTGAGGAAGTTCGATAGAACAGCGGTGCAATCCTGAATGGTGACGACTTGAACGTACATCAGTTTCGATGGGTCAATGTCAACGCCGATCTTCTTCATGAACACTGGATCAAGTGCGTTTTCCGAGTCAAGGACTAGGATGAAGGCGCCTTCTTTTTGTGCTTCACGAATTGCGTTACAGGTTAGGAATGATTTGCCTGATGCAGATGGTCCTGCGAATGCGGTCAAACGGCCTGCTGGATAGCCACGAATGTATGAACCGGACAGTACACGGTTGATAGCATAGTTACCAGTGGAGAACCATTTCTTTGGTGGACAGAACGTGGTCGACACGTTTGTCATTGTTGCGACTTTCTTTTTGAAGTCTTTTAGGAAGCCTAAACCGGCCATAGGGAATTCTCCTCAGTATTATTTTTATTGTTTGGGAGAAACAAGGGACCGCTTGATCCCTTGTTTGAGACTACGATTAGCCTGCAGCTTTAGCAGCAGCACGAGCACGGATTTGAGCCAGTACGTCGTTCACTTTGTTTGCAGGTTCTGCACTTGCGGCAGAGGTAGTTTCACCGTCGTCGTCAGACTCGGCTGGTGCACTCGCTGGAGTAGCAACTGCTTGCGCAACTGCTTTCGAAACGAAGTTCACCGAGCTGTCGTCATCACCAGCACCATCCTTGCCAGGCAAGACTAGTGGCTGACCGGTTTGGTCGGCTAGAAGCATAGCTTCCATGGTTGCACGATCGGTCTTGCGGTTACGAAGAGTAGCCAGGTCGTACAAGTTCAGACCAGCGATAACGTCGTCTTTCACGTCGGTCTGCTTTGGAGCAAACTTCGAAAGAGTGTAGTTAGCGTTGCCGCCTTGTTCAGACTTGATGATACGGAAATCGTAACCACCTTTTAGTTCGTAAGGAACTTCTTCCAAGTCGCCTGAGGAGAACGCAGCTTGGATTAGTTTGAAGATCTGTGGGCCGATAGCGATAGGCATTTCGTGCTCGTGACCTTCGTTCTTTTCGAACTCGATAGGGGAAGTCACCACGTTAACTTGAGCGAGGTGCTCTTTCTTGCGGTAGTACTTCTTACCTTGTGCCATCAACGGACCTGGGCGATCCTTGGTTTCACCAGCTGCAGCAGCTTGGTTATACAGGTCACGGGACAGTTCGCAGATTGGGCATGGCTCGCCATACATCTCCAAGCAGGCGACTACGCGCTTTTTGCCGTTGATAGTTAGGGAGTGGGTGAGGTTGTCGACGACGAATTGACGTGGGTTGTCAAGGTTTGCGTCTTTGAGGAATCGAACGATTGCAGTTTCGCCAGCGGCCATTTTCCAGAAGTTGTAGAACTTGGTGAAGTTGAACTCTTTCTTTTCTTTAGGTGCGAATGCTGCTTTTAGTGCGTCGAGTTTAGATGACATAAAAATTACTCCAAAATATTAAGTTAAAATTTGATTTGAAAATCAGTACAAAATTGTCCGCCAACACCATGTCGGATGACAAGAGTATTTATAGTAGATTTTCGATTGATTGCGACAAACCCATATAAAAGATTTGTCTAAGAAAGTGATTTGATATAACCAACT